AGTGCCAGAAGATGAACGAACAATCGTGATGTCAGCAACTTGATTTGAACTGCTATTTCCAGCGCAAGAAATCTTAGATTGCGGACTTCCCCCCACGCCCAGCCCCGTGGAGTTCAGGGTCATGGCGGTGCCAGCGACTCCGCCGACGTTGGACCAAGTGGCTACTCCGGTGGATGAAATCGCATACCGCTCCGTAAATGTACCGGGAGTATTGCTGACACCAAAATACATCCCGTTGTTGGTGTAGTCGGCAATGTACAGCCCACCAGTTCCATAGTATCCACCGTAAATCTCGTAATTGAGGCTTCCCGGCTGGTTGGCGAATCGAATCCGATTGTACCGAGTTCCGCTCAGTTGATTCCCTTGAAGCAGAATTGTCGGATCTGAATCAACAATGTGAAGAGTTGAACCAGCCGCCGGACTCGCCGTCCCAATACCCACCCGATTGTTCGCCGAATCAACCTTCAACGTCGAGGTGTCCACCGTCAGATCGCCGGTGATGGTGGCGGAGCCAGGAACAACGATGTTATTGCCGCTCGGGCCGACAGCCGTGTACAGCTCGCTGAAGTTGCTGTTCGTGTACTGGAAAGCCGTACGCAGCGGCGTTCCCGTCCCGTCATTGGGGGACGTTCCGACATTGATGGTTTGCTGTGCCATATCGAATTAAATGATTTGGTTTCGGGTTACAGAAATTCGGTCATGTCCGCCGTGATGATTGTGCTGTCAGCCGTTATCACCGTGTTGTCCGCCGTGATATCAGCCGTTCCGCCAAGAGTCGCAGCTTCCCAGAGTAGGCCAATCTCCAGCAGATTACGCTCGCGCGGACTCTTGCACGAAGCGCCGTAAGCCTCCGCAATCAGATTAGCAGCTTCAGTGCAGGAGATGTTTGCCATGAGATTTTAGAACGGATGCGAAGTGATGTACCAAGCCGTCCCATCCGAGATGATCGTAATAGCGTTCCACTGCGGAGACAGAACATGAGTCAACGCACCATCAATCGTCTCCGACCCATTCGCATCAACCGTCACCGTGTTTGCGCCAGAATTGGTACGCTTGATAACGTAGATACGACCCGGAACCAGCGCAGCAGGAGGAAGATTTAGCGTAATCGCCCCGCCAGCGGCATTTGCGAGAATCAGGTAATCACCGCTCACCACATTGCCGCTGGTCGTCACGCTCCGATACGCGCCACGCGCCGCGCCGCCACCCTGGAGATACGTCGCAATGCGATTCTCAAGAGCGAGCTTCGCCAACTCAATCTCCCACGGAGAACGACACCCCAGCGACGCCGCCTCGTTGATCAGCGTCTCAGCCTCGTCGCATGTGATGTTTGGCATATCGGTTTAGAATTTAGGCCATCGGACCAGCGCCACGGCGCATCACTTCAGCGATGAATCCGCCGCCGCCGCCACCCTCCTCAACCATCTCCCCCTCCTCCTCCTCGTACTCACCGCCACGCTCGGCCATCTTCTTGCCCTTGGACTTCTTCTCGTAGCCAGGGATGGCCATGCCATCAATCTCGATGACTTCAGCCTTTCCGCCCTTGCCAAGAACGATGGTTGCCATCGTCTGGAAAGCCTCGCCTTCCTTCAAGTTCTCGGGGATTTCGACGCCTTTGGGAATGGTAAATACCGGCATGAAGCGAGCATCACTTCGTGGTCGTTGGTGTCAAGGCTAATGCGAAAAACCCCCCACCAGCCTTTCGGGCCGATGAGGGGCTGCCGCGTGTAGCGGCGATTGGTAGACAACCAACCTACGAGTCAATCCGGCGGCGACGATAGCGGAAAAGAAAAAACCCGCAAGCCTTTCGACCTGCGGATTCTTTCGAATGCTTAGCGTCAGATGATCCGCGAAGCGTGAGCGTTTGCAGCGTTAGCTGCAAATGATCTGAGTGAGAGCGCCAGTGCAACGGCGGAAGATGATCGTCATACCCTGGTTAGTGAAAACAGGCTCCGAGGCATGAATGAACTCAGCGTAGTGCTGACCCTTCTTCTCCAGAGGATCGGCGCAATCCACATCGAGCTTGTAGGCACCAGTCACCCACTGCCACTCGCCCATGTAGTTGGTCGGCATCCAGCTCAAGTCGCCAACCCGATTCACGGGGCGGACGATGTGAGACTTGAACACATACGGGGTGACAATGAACGCAGCCTCGTACGGAGCGGTCGTCCAGTTCGGGTTGACGCTGTAGACCGTACCCTTCGTGCCGCTGGAGCTGGTGAACGGCTGAACCAGCGTGTACTTGCCACCGGCGTAGGTGAAGCGGGGCGGGAACAGATTCGGCACATGCCGGAAGTTCTTGATGACCCGATTCGCGCCGATGCGCTTGAGCAACTGTGCGCCTTCGCCCTGACCCATGTCGGCCTGACGCAGATCCTCGCGGAACGCGGGGTTGTTCTGAGCGATGCGCTGCGAAGCCTCCAAGCCGATGTACAGCGGGAAGATCGGACCGTCGCTGCTGTAGCTGATGAAGCCGGAGCTATCAGGATTGGTAGCACCATTGCGGATCAGCGTGGCGGCGGCGACATCCAGCATCTCCTGCGTCAGCTCGGAGGTGGACTGATTCAGAGCCTGACCGGCGGAACCGGCCTGAATCCAGGGGAACTCATTCACACCGGACGGAATCGTCTCGACCTGAGTGAAGGACGAGTCGGCCACCGCCTTGATGGCGAACTTGGCGAAGGTGTTCTGATAGCGAGTCTCCCAAGTGCGCTGAGCGCGGATCGAGAGCTTCTCCAAGTACACCCGCAGGAACGCCTCGACGCGATGGTCGAAGGTCAGATCGTCCTTACACAGGAGCGGACCTTTGAGGGCGAAACGCTCAGGACTCCAGGTAACGGCATTGTAGCCGACCGGAACGTCGTTGTAGGTGACATCGCAAGCTCCACCATTATCACCAGGATTACCGCTGGCGAGCGTGATGGCCGACCACTCCTCAGCCGCAGTCGGCTCGATGGAGGTGGTGGTGAACGAGGTCTGGGTCAGACCAGTACCCTGGGGATACTCGCCGCGCTCGATCATGTTGAGCCACATCGAGCGGTACGAGGCGCGCTTATAAACGTCCTGAGCGAGCGACTCGGTAGCCACCGCAAAGGCGTTAAAGACATTAGGACAAGACATGAGATGAAAAAGTAAACCGACGTTATCTGAGTTATGGCTGGCCATCCATCCACCACACGGTGGCTGATTATCCAACCTGCTTCTGCATGCGGAGTGTCATTGCCGCTTAGACGTTTGCCACGGATGACCAATCCGTGGCCCTGCTTAAGGTCGTTGCGCCGGATGGAGCAGTAGAAACGCTTATCGCGTCAATTAAAATGTGGCGTCCACAGGGTTGGCCACGAGTTCGCTCTGGATGGCGACGTATGAGCGGTAGCCCTTGATCGTCTCGATCCGATGCGGGGCGATGATTATCTCCCGCGCTATCATTCCACGGTATGTGTACGGACCTGGGAATGAGCCGGTCATCAGCACATAGAAATCAACCGCGCTGGTTTTCACGCTGTCCTTCCGAGCGTCCACAAGCAGCTTTCCATTGTCGTACTTGGTCGTCTTGACATCGATGCGATATCCCGGCGGCGGCGGGATTGTCGCGTCGTAGAACGGATGAGGAGGAGGACGGTCGGTGTCCAAGTCGGGATAGACATTGAACAGACGACAGAAAGCAATCTCGCCAGCTATGCCCTCCAAATCCACGGTCAGAGGCGACTGTGCGCTGATTTTGAGATTCGCCACATTGAAATGACGATTGTTGCCGTTGCGATGACGAGCGACGAAGTGGGCCAGCTTCTGCTCGCAGTAGGTGAGAGTAATAGTTTGACCAATTTCAATTTTGTTTAACATGGTCAAAAAGGCGGAAAATTTTTGAGGGGGGTATCGTAAACGAAGCCCACCCGCAAAGGGGGTGCCACCCCGCCGGTCAAAAAGTGTGCCAATCCCTAGGAAAAACAATCCTTTTCTGTCATTAGCTTATCTTATCCAGTCCATTAGTCGCCTAATGATGCACAGTGTGTGTTATATTCACTTTGTTTCCGGTTCTCCCGTGACTTGAATCTCAGCGACTCGGTCAGGCATCGAACCGAGAAGATTGATGCTCACGCTTGCTTGCTCCCCTTGTTCCGACCATCCGAAAACCAGTGCGGACCGCTTTGCCACGCTTCCAAGGATAGTTTCTCTCGTTGCCTCATCCTTTATCCCTTCCAACGAATAACCTTCGATGCGTTCAAGCGTACTTGCGGCATCAGCAGCTAACTTTGAGCGAACCAAAGCAGACAGGCTTTCTAGGGAAACTGTTTCTTTAGAGGAAACAGTGTTTCTCATCTCCTTCCTCACCTTCGGCAATCCTTCCCGTGACGCTTTGGAAAGCAGAGTTGATTGATTCAATCCCAAGTCGCTTGAAATCGCTTTCCATGTTTTCCCTGCAAGGTAGAGGCTTTTGGCTTTCGTCCACTGCTCACTTGTCATGTCTAGTACCTTGCAATCCAAGGTAGTCTTTCGCAAGGCCTGTCTTCCCAATCCTGACACTGTCTACTTTGAATCCTGACACTGTCTAAACCACGCATTTCCCCCCGTAAAATCAGGCCTTTCCCCCCTTCCTAAAAATATTTTTACTTTTCTTTTGACTTCCTTTTCCGTTCCCCCTAGCCTGTCCGTCGTGAAAAGCACCATGCGCCAAAAACTCCTTAGCCTAGCCTGTCAGGCCTTGGCATACGCTGTCGTTTCCTACGTTTTCTTCCTGATTTTCTTCAAATCCCAATTCTAAAAACCCATGACCAAAAACCTCCTATCCGTCGACACCAACGCAAAGACCGTCAAAGGCCAGAAGCGTGGCTTTATGACCGGCATTCTGTATCTTGCCCCTGACCGCCTTTCAGGCCTGATCAACGTGTGTGTCCATGCATCCGACGGATGCCGCCAGACTTGTCTCTATTCTGCGGGTCGTGGTGCATTCAATAGCGTCCAAAAAGCCCGTATCGCCAAGACCGCACACTACGTCAAAGACCGTCAGGCCTTCCTTGCCACGCTGACCGAAAACGTGGCTTCGGTCATCCGAAAGGCGAAAGCGAAACGCATGCATCCGGTCATCCGATTAAACGGTACGTCTGATATCGGCTGGGAGCGGTACTCGGTCATCCAAGCATTCAAGACAACCCGCTTTTACGACTACACCAAAAACTACGACCGCATGCTGACCTTCCTAGATGGAAAACTCCCGTCCAATTACAGCCTGACCTTTTCCCGTTCCGAAGCCAACGAAAGCCAATGTCTCGAAATCCTGCGCCGTGGCGGCAACGTGGCGGTCGTTTTCCGCAAGTCTTTGCCGACGCACTGGCAAGGTTTTCCGGTCATTAATGGCGACGAAAACGACCTCCGTTTTCTCGATCCTAAGGGTGTCGTCGTTGGCCTGACCGCTAAGGGCAAAGCAAAGACCGACGCCACGGGCTTTGTCGTGGGTTAAAGCAACGTGTCAGCCTATGCGAAAGCGTAGGTTGCAACGTGTCTTTAGCTCTCAATCAAAACTCAATCCATCAAATCCAATGATCAACCGATACCCCGGTCAATGCGTCCAATGTCACGAATACGTCCCAAGCGGACTTGGCACCGTCACCAAACGCGGTCGTGTCTGGCGCATTGACTGCAACGCTTGCACTGGACGCATGCCTGAAGACTCCGGTCTTGTATGCGTCAAAACATCCTCAGGATGGACTGGCACGCGCAATGCGCGCGGACGCTGCGAAGACGCACCATGCTGCGGGTGCTGTACTTTCTAAGTCTCAAACCCAACGAATAAAACACCATATGACACACTGGACATTTGAAACGATAGATTCGGCCGTCGACTTTTCGCGCCTATTCAATCAGTGGGGCGCGCGCAGGAACAACGGGGCGACAATAGCCTTTCGCGACGGAAACACCGTCACCCTGCGGCCGGAGTTTGACTCCAAAGAGACGCGTCGCGAATTCCTGTATCTGAAAGGATCCTTCGAGTGAAACTTGTCGAATTCCTACGCGCGCGCGCCTTTGAAGATCCTTTCGTCCTGGCCAATGAGCGTTGGCAATTTGTCACGGTCCGACGGTCCGACGGACAGGAAGACATTGGTGTCTATCGCTTCGCGACGGACTTGTGCCACGACTACGCAGACTTTCGCGCGCTGTTCAATCTAGCCTGACCCACCCTACGCGCGCCATGCGAAAGCGTGACGCGAAAGGGTAGGCCACCTATCCGCAATCAATCCATCAAAAGCATGAAAACCATTCACCAAATCGTCCGCGAAATCCAATGTTTCGACCCTGCAATCCGCGCATTCGACGCGCATGATCTACCGCAATCCGTCCGCGCGTACCTGCACCATAACTACCGCATGGACTCGCGCCTGACGGAGGAGGAGCAGCAACTTGTTGAAATCTCATTCGAACATTTCTCCGACAACCTCCGCGAAGCATTTCAAGACGACCCACGCCCCGATGCGACGCGCTTCTATCTGTTCGATGACGGCTCTTTGTACATCCGCACCAATGCCGGACCAGAACTCTGGGCCGACGCGCAAGTGTTCGTCGTGGAGCGAATTCTCCCCAACATGCGCCTTTCGCGCATGGAAGCGGACTTGATGCGCGAGATTGGAATGGATGAGCAGGTCGGCGAGGTCCGCGACGACTTTTTCTCCTCCTTCGCGCATGTTCTCCATCGCGACTGCGGCATCCCGCACTGCGACGCGCGCGAACATTGGAACGCCTTTTCCCGCCAGCTGAACGACTCCGAATGCGAAAGCATCGTTCTGGGCGGCGGCGAATCAGGCCGCGCGGAAGGCATTCGTTTCGCTTCGGAATACAGCGTCAGCAACGCCTAAAGCATCCATGAAATACAAAATCGGCTTCAACCATACCTCCCCCGAGTTTGCATCGTCCTATCGTGACGCGCGTAAAGCGGTCCTCCGTGAGGCTCGGACGCGCCGCATGATCGGCATGACGGTCCGCCTTCGTTCTATCAAATGCGACGACGGCGAATACCTCTACCTGTCGACCGCCGATCTTCGCAAGGATTGCGACGGTTCGCGCGCTTTCGCGGTCATCTCCAAAACCTGCAACGCCTGAAATAAAACATCCCATGAAAACCCAATTCACCGCTGGTCCTTGGCGAACAACTGGCTTAAACGTCCGCGCTGGCGACGCTTTGATTTGCTACGCAACGAATCATTGGGCGGACGAAGAAACCCCCGAATCAGAGCGACAGGCAAACGCAAATCTCATTGCCGCCGCGCCTGACTTACTCTCCGCCCTCGAACGCCTGGTTCACCCCATGGCCGACGACGACGATTTAGACTACGCGCGCGAAATCATCAAGAAAGCGAAAGGTGGGCAATGAAACATATCCACAAGCCAAAAACATTCATCACTCGCTGTTTCAGCGGTCCGGTTGATTCAAATCGCCCGAATCCTCGCGCACATGGATGGACGACGGTCGAGCAGACTTGCCGGTGCGGATCGACGCGACTGGTCAACGTGAATCAGAAGCAAAAGGAAATCGGACATTGGAAAACTGAGGATTGAATCATGCATCCACTCCTTTTATCCGCCCTGATTCAAATTGAGTCAGGCGGCGATGACCAAGCGCGCGGCAAACACGGCGAACTCGGCGCGTTGCAGATCAAATCGATCATGGTCCGCGATATCAACCGGATCATGGGAACGCACTACGCGCACCAACAGGTAACCAACCGCGCCATCTCAATCTTCATCGCGGAAAGCTACTTCGCGCATTATGGCAAACACCTGAGCGACGAATCTTTAGCTCGGCTCTGGCAAGGTGGGCCAAAAGCCCTTAAAAGATCTTCCACGCGCGCGTATGGCCGCCGGGTTATGCGCCAGCTCCAATCGATGGACGATGCGAACCGTACATCCACCGAAACCCATCATTTCACCGTCCGCTGAAACCCAGATAACCAATGAAACTAACCATAAGCAGCAAAACCAACGCTCAGACCATAATCGACCTATTCAACGCCATCATTACTGGCGAAACCGAGGAACATGGAGCAACTCCCATGAGCATCTATGACGACGACAAGCACATTTGCAGCATCGTCGCCGCGAATGGTGAGCAGATTCTGGAACTGATCAGTGAGCGCGAGCAGGGCGACAAGCTGATTCAGACCTGCGAACCGGAGGACGCGCCGTGAGCGACGACCCAGCATCCTACCTCAGCGGCACCGAACTCCGCGTATGCCAGCTTATCGCCGAGCGTCAGATGCGCGGCATTGCGAAGTACGGCACGACCGTCAGCGACAACCCGCTCCCCCTCCGCGCGTGGCTGCGTCATGCGCTGGAGGAGACATTGGACAACGCCATCTATCTCCAACGAGCGATTGAAGAACTGGACAAAGGAAAGGTTGGCCAATGAGCCGCAATCTCTTCGCCCCGCCCCGCTTCAAGGTTCAGGTCAGCGGCGCGATTGGCTGGTCCGATCTGAAGGAACGGGTCGTCAGCTATCGAACGCTCGAATACTCCACGCGCAAGGAGGCGGAAACGACGGCCAAAGAACTCAATCCCGGCGAGTACACACAGGGCCGCATCCGCGTCGTGCCGGTCGAAGTGCCGGAGGATTACGATGTGTATCCCACGCCCGAGCGGACTAAAGCAAACCATTCACAATGAGCGATACATGGATACTTCCAAAGCAGTTACACACATTGGCCTGTGCGCTGGATACGGCGGCATTGAGCTTGGACTCAAACGAGCAATCCCAGATCTGCGCACAATCGCTCTTTGTGAGGTCGAAGCCTTTGCCTTTGCGAATCTGGTTGCGAAAATGGAGTCGGGATGCCTGGAGCCAGCACCTATCTGGCCGAATCTTAAGACCTTCCCGTGGGCCAGCTTTCGCGGATGTGTGGATATCCTCACTGGCGGATATCCTTGCCAACCCTTTAGCGCGGCAGGAAAGCGACAGGGAGCGGACGACCCGAGACATCTCTGGCCATACATCGCAAAAGGAATTCGGATTCTTCAGCCAAGACTCTGCTTCTTTGAGAACGTCGAAGGACATATCAGCCTGGGGCTGTCCGACGTCATCGAAGACTTGGCAGGAATGGGTTATCGAACGACGTGGGGCATATTCTCAGCGTCTGAAGTCGGCGCACCGCATCAGCGAAAACGGGTCTTCATCCTGGCCCACCGCATCGGCGCGGGATGGGAAGGATTCACCGGGGGCATGGATGTATGCGGTGACGGATCGGAATCGGGAGGACCAGTTGGCCAGAAAGGTGTATGCGGTCGAGTTTGGCCCAGCCGTCCTGGCGAGCAGCAATACGCATGGGAGCCGCCGAGAGTTGTGGAGAACACCAGACACAAGCGACAGGCGAAGCAGCAAATCGACGCAGATCGGACTGAGCAATCAGATATTTGGCAAACTCAACCCTCGCTGGGTCGAAACCCTGATGGGACTGCCGGTGGGATGGACTATGCCGAGCTGTGCGTCGCCTGTGACAATAGAACGGATGAACTCCGACTCCTCGGAAACGGTGTTGTCCCGGCAACCGCCGAGCTAGCGTATCGAACTCTTGCGCGAGAACTTCTCCAAATTCCCGGATAACTTCTCCGTCGGCCAATCTGAGCATCCAAAACCATGCCTTTTCATCGAATCGATTCTAGCGCGTTCATGCTCGAAACCGTCCGCAGAGTCGAAAACGACCTTCCGAACGCTCTACGGGTCGTTTCCGGCTCAAGAAACAGCATTCGTACATGTCGACTGAGCGACACAAACGCGTTCCAACCCTTATTCCGAAACGGAAGCGGCACCGCCCCCAAAGGCGGAGCGCAAGCTTTCCGATTTCGGAATAAGCCTCTCCCCTTTTTTAGAAAGGGGAGGCTTATCTTTAGATGAGCTAGGTAGACCAAGGATAACCTGAAAATAACCATTGGTAATTTTCCGTTGACTTGAGGACAAAGTAGAGTTATCAGTTTTACACCATGAGCTACCTTCCAAATGGTTCGACGCTAAGAGCGACGTTCCGCGAGATGCCGCCGAAGAGGCACAACCTGACCCTCGAAAAGTCGGAGTTACTGGCCTACATCGTTGAGACGATTGGCGGCGGCTTGGCCGAGGCGAACCGCGCGTTCAATTCGATGCGGAACGTGAAGAGCCAGGTGCTGGTCTTTGATCGGATCGAACGGGTCTGGCATGGATGCGACTGGAAGCCGTCCGATGAGGAGGCGCAGAAGGATCTTGAATCGCGCAAGCTGTCGGATATCCGCCGGGAAATCGCCCAGCTCTGGAAGGCCATCAATGCCCTGCGTAAGGCTAGGCAGCGGAGAAGGAATCGGAAGGAGGAGAAGGAGGAGACGACGCCAGTCGAACTCGAACCTGTGGCCGACACCTCTATCGACGACCTGCTCGCCAAGTTCCGCAGTCTTTCAGAAACCGACAGTTCAACCGGAAACTAACCAGAAAAACTATGACCGACCAGAAGATAGAACTCCTATTCGCCACCGTCCAACGGATCAATCAGCGCCTCGGATCAATTGAGGCGACAATCAAGGCCAACAATCAGAAAATCAGCGACATCGAAGATTTTCTTGAATCCGGTGCCGACGATTCCGAATGCGAAGGCTTCGGCCCAAAACCGGAACGGCAACCGTTCAATCCGAACGCTGAGACGTACACCCTGGAACTTCATCACGGCCCGTACACGATCCGCCGCGACGACGGCGAATCCGACAAGGAATGGCAACGGCGCAAGGACCATCTCATGGACCAGCGTGTCACGTTCCTCAACGGCAGCGGCGTGAACGGAACACCGGAGCAGGTGGCCTACCTTCAGAGGATCGAGGAACGCCTCGGTCGAAAAATTTTCAACTTACCTCTTGCCACGACTTAAGACGACTGCTAACGTGTCGCAACAATTTTAACAGCGTTCAGGATTACAGCCAGAAGAGAACTCTGGAGAGGGGATTTTGGATTTTCACCCTGATTGAACACTTGAACGCTGTTGCTTTCGATAGCCAATGACCCAGTGCTTTACATCCGCCGAAGCCGCCGACCGCTTGAGGATCTGCAAGGAGACGCTCCTTCGAATGGTCCGCGTGGAGGGCGTTCCTCATCGGCGAGTGGGTCGGAAGGTTCTTTTTACGGAGAGTGATTTGGCCGCGATTCTTGAATCCAAGAGCATGCGCGGTGAGGTCAACCCGTTCGCAAGGAAACCAAAAACGACAGTATCGGAGAACACAAACAATGAGCAGCAACAACACATTGACGGTAGTCGCGCCTAACCAGCCTCAATCGCTGGAGCAGCCGCAATCAGGAGCAGAGTTCTATTCCCAAGCATGCACGTCGCTGGACGCCGTGAAGCAGCTCGGAGAATGGATGGCCCACTCTGGACTCTTTGGCCTGACCAAGCCGGAACAAGGATTCGTTCTGGCTCTTGAGTGCATCGCTAGTCGCCAAACTCCGCTAACGTGGAAGAAGTCTAACCATGTGATAAATGGCCAGATTGCCATGAAGTCCGAGGCGATGCTGTCCGGGTTGATGGATGCGGGTTGGGAAATTGATTGGGTGCAGTTTGACGCTCAAGCGGCCATCGCTGATTTCTGCAAAGGCCAGAAGAAGGTTCGCATCTCGTTCACTGCGGAAGACGCGAAGCTGGCCGGATTGCTTCCTGCAAAACCCGGCAGCGGATGGCAGAAGTTCCCGGCGGCGATGATGCGCGCTCGTCTGGTGAGTCTCGCCACTAGGATGCTCGACCCTCGCATTACCCAAGGTCGATACTGCGTGGAAGAGGTGGCCGACTTCACCGCCACCCCGTCCACACCCTCCGCATCCGCTGCGACGCGCCAGACGGTCAATGTGACGCCGGAATCGACCTTCTCAACCATCGAGAAGCTGGAGCAAATCCTCGAACCGCATGCGGACATCGCCAATGCGTTCCTGCTCTCGAAGAATCTGATCAAGGAAGGTCAGAACTTCCGCGATGTCTCGACCAAGGTGGCCAACATGATCGTGTCCGATCCTGATGGATTCATCGCTAAGGCTAAGGCGTTCTCCAGCCCAACCATCGAATGAGCATTCAAAACCGACACGTTAACTGGGACATGCCAGCCGAGAAGTATCACGCCGTTGATGCTCTCTCCAAAAGCATGATGTCCAAGATCCTCAAGTCACCGGCGCATTACAAAGCCGCGCTTGAGGAACACCAGGAGCCGAGCAAGGCGATGCAACTTGGGACGGCCATTCACACCGCCGTTCTCGAACCGCATCTGTACTCGCAGGTTGTCGCCGTGATTCCGCCGGACATCGACGGTCGTACCAAGGAAGGCAAAGCGTGGAAGGAGCAGCATAAGAGCCGCATCCACCTGACTCATGCCGAGGACATCGATGTGCAAGGCGTGGCCAACTCTGTCCGCAAGCACCCGTTTTGGGACATCATTCATCTCAACCACAAGATTGAGGCGAGCGTGTTCGCCGAGGACATTGAAACCGGCATTCCGCTCAAAGCGCGTCCCGATCTGTGGGTCGAGGACCACACCCTGGTCGATGTGAAGACGACGGACGACGCATCACCAGAGGCTTTCAGCCGTACGATTACCACGTTCGGCTACCACATTCAGGCCGCGCATTATCTGGCGATGACAGGAGCGGAGAACTTCATCTTCGTCGCTGTGGAGCGTAAGGCTCCGTACGCGGTTGGAATCTACAAGCTGGATGCCGAGTGGCTTCTGGCCGGTGAAAACCTTCGTAGGAAAGCCATATCGACGCTGCATGAGTGCCGCGCACTGGACAGTTGGCCAGCCTATCCGACGACGACCATTACCCTTTCATGCCCAAAATGGGTGCTGAATAAATCCGAGAACTAAACCAGAATCGAAACCTAACCAATATGTTCAAAGTTAACCGTAAGGACGCTGGAGGCAGCTACATCAATGCCGAAGGCGAGTACATCGTCACCGTGATGAAGGTCGAGGAAACGCTCGACGCTAAGGGCCGCGAGGTCTGCAAGGTGACATTTGCAACCGATGACGGCGCCAGCATCGCCGACCGTTTCATCAATCAGGAGAATGTCTGGTTCCGCGTGAACCAGCTTGTCGCCGCAACGAACCACAACGTGCCTGATGGCACCGAGGTGGACTTCCTTGGAGTGAAAGGCAGCTATGCCAACTTCCTCCGTGGAATGACCGGCCTTGAGCTGGCCATTGTTGTCCGCGCTGAAGAGTACGAATCCAATGGCGAGAAGAAGAAGGCCTATCGCATTAAGACCATGAAGCCCATCGCGGCGACAGAGGCGGAAGAGAAGCCGTTCTAACCCAAACACACGGAGGGGAGCGCATTCCGCGATAACGCTCGATCAGCAACCAAAACGCATCCAATTCGTATCCATGAGAGTCAAACTTGTAGCTATCACGAAACCCCTTGTCGGCGACGGTAACCTGACCGCATCCGACTTCATCACGTTCGCCGCCCGTGTCAGCAATCCGAGCAATCAGATGAGCTTGCTCACCGCTCCGAAGTTACTGGCCTACTGCATCAAGCACGGCCATTGGAGCATCTTCGAGCAGGCCAGCATGACGGTCGAGATTCAGACGAGCCGTGCGATATCCGCTCAGATCATTCGTCACCGCTCGTTCTGTTTCCAAGAATTCAGCCAACGATATGCGCCATGCGACGAAGCTGAACCTGTCGAACTCCGCACCCAGGATCTGAAGAACCGTCAGGCCAGTGGCGATACATACGCTCAGGACTGGGCTATGGACGCCATGGCCAAATCAATCGATCTGGCGTTCAAGACATACCGTACCCTGCTCCAGGAGGGCGTGAGTCGCGAAACCGCTCGCATGGTCCTGCCTCTCTGCACTCAAACGACGCTGTACATGACCGGCAACATCCGCTCATGGATTCATTACCTTGAGCAGCGTTGCGCGAAAGGCACCCAGCTTGAGCATCGACGCATCGCCGAGGCTATCCGCGATACGATCTTCGCTGTCGAATTCCCGCACATTCACAACGCATTGCAGGAGTCAAAATGAGCGATAACGAAACCATGCGCCTCACATTCAAAGGACTGCTGTCCATTTACCTACCAGAAGCGAAAATGAAGGAGGTCTACAACGCAACCGAACTGTGCTGCCGCCGGAACAACTGGGGAATCGCAATCGACGATAGCAACCGGCTGGACTTTGTTCCGATGGTGAAGGTGGAGGAGGAATTGAAATGACCAACCAACCAATCAACGACGGAGGACCGGCGTTTCCGATGGGATATCACCCCGGAGGAAACAGGGCTGATCAATTCGGAATG